CTGCAGCCACATAAGGTCCCCACCAGCATTTGGCAGAGTCGACTCGTGAGTTGATCAGTCTGGGGTATTTGAACTCCCCGTAGGTTTCATCCTTGATGAAGGATTTGATGACGCGCCATTTCTTCCACTCTGGCCGTCCGTCCGTTTTCAACCATACACGCCGCAGCTCCTCTTTACGGGAGGCCGAGTATGATGTACTATCCAACCATTCGTCGAATGTTGGGATATCACTTGCTGTGAGCGGTGTCAGCAAGCCCTTGCGCTTTTGGTCACGTAGCCATAAATCGACAAAACGTATCATTTGCCTCCGGAGAATTCTATTGACGGGGGGAGGTGAATAGCCAAAGCGCTTGACTATCCCGCCAATGGTTGAGTAAACGTCCGCAGGGTCCGGTCGTGGTGGTGTCACTACTGAATGGTACTGGTGGACAGATCTGTCGGTAATAAACAAAGGCAAGTTCGTGGACAAACATGGCCTTTGCAGTGATTCTCTTGCAGCAGAGCGAAAGTTGACCTTAATCTTCAAATCTTTCTTGGCCTCTGGCAGGACAATCTTCCTTATTTCCGACATTCTGTACCCATACAAGTAGGTGCGACTGGGTGCGGTTGTTAAAAATCCGATCCCGAAGGATCAGCTCGTTTCGCTAGCATCGTACGGGCTAGCAGGAGTGTATCGCGGTAAGAAGACACACCTCGGGACATAAGAGTGGCCAGGAGTTCCTGATGAGCTTCCGATGTCTCAATCAGTCTATGCGCTCTTTCCATCGCAAGACTTAGGTCTACTATCGAGAGGGTTTTCCGATTCACCGCTTCGTGTAGTAGAGAAGTATTAACCACCAAATTTTTGAAGGTCGCAACCTTCTCATGTGCTCTGGTCTCGTAAATAGGCATGGAAGACTGTTGAGGGAGTAATTCTCCCCAGTTTACCAAACCGACCTCACAGGGATCAGTGGTTATTCTAGCCAAGCCGCCTGACCGGACAATGGCATATAGTTTATACTCCACATAAGTAGAGTTTGCCGCTCTGATTTTGCGGTCCAGGACAGTTCGATTGTCCCCGACTATTTTGGCCGTCTTAATTGGAAGAGCCCGAAGCTCAATCGAATCCACTTGAAATGCTTTTTCGAACAACCTGACTGATGCAGTAAACAACGACGTCGTCGCCGCTACTGCCAATCTGGTCGCTGCCAGTGGTAAAAAG